GGAAGCTATTGATATGATATGCTCTAAGCTAGCACGAATCGCAAATGGCGATGCTGCGTATGCGGATAGCTGGCTGGATATTGCAGGCTATGCTAAGCTAATATACAACGAACTAGAGGATAATGGAGGTAAGAGATAATGAATAAGGATAATAAAGTAAGCCAGAATGTAGTGCTAATAAATGGACAGGGGCGCACGCTAACGGTAACAGCCCGCATATCCCCTAGCATTGGCATCATCATGCTATCACCTAACGGCAAGTACCTAAAGGGCGAGTATGTGCGCGGTGAGAATAAGGGTAAGCGCATTGAGGTGTATCGCCTACGAAGCCCAGACTGGAAACTGTCTGCGCCAGCAGGTAAGCTATACCGTACCATGCTAAGCAATCGCGGATTAGCCTATTGCCCAGCCTGCGATGGCGAATGCCAAGATGAGATGGGTGGTAGTGATTGTGGGTACTGTAGCGGTGGTGGCGTAGTACCTAATAAAGAGGCTAACGCCTATGAGGAGGAAGCTAATGAGTGGAAATGATAGCATAGAAGGGCTATGGGCGCATGTACTATCAGGGCGCATCGTTGAGGTAGTCTCACATAAGCATGAAAAGGTTACCTTTTCTTTGATATATAATAGCGAGGCTGCAACCTTACCAGCCCCACTATTCCTTGAGGACTTCACCCCGTTAGATAACGATGAACTACATTGCAGCACTACCGCTAATGATTTGCTTATGATGGGCTATGAATTATCGCCTGTTATAGCTTACGGGAAGGTAAGACCAAATGAGCTAAAGTGGAAGCCAGGGGAGAGCTGGGAGATTAAGCGGCGGCGGGCGTTAAGCACCTGCATCCAATGGCGAATAACCAAAGACCCTAACTTTAAGCCTGCTAATCACTAAGCTTAATAAGTAATAAGGACTGGTAATAGGAGCGGTTAGGGCTATGCCCTGGCTGCTCTTTTTTATTGGGCAATAAACAAGGCGCTTTTTATGGCTAGATTACAATAAAAAAGCGCCCTGTTCCATACTACCTTAGGCTATAGCATAGCATTAAACAATGGCGCTTTTATCTCATAATCTACGAATCAGGCGCGCCTCCTTCCCATGCAGTCTAGTTCTGGATTATAGTTTATTCGTTGAACCAACGCGGAAATGCAGGATAGGCTAAGTGAGAGTCAAGCACGCCCAGCGAGCAAGCGTAGCGTAGCGAGTGGCTGCTTTACCGAACGCTAAGCCTATCCTATCATTTCCAAGGCTGGTTCGAGGAATGACGGCTAAGTAAGTAAAGTTTAATTAAATAGGCATGTAATCTATACCCAGCGTCATATTAGACGATTTAGAAGGCTTTCAATTTTCAAGGTATAAATGCACCTGAAAGAAATGGAAACGGGTTTTTGAGGGTGTAGGGGGGCTGCAAGCCCTGCACCCCCTCCCCAGTTTCCCGAAAATCACCCCTCACCGCTTGCAATATCCGCCATTTCCTGTATATTCACCAAATCCCCCAAAAGTGGCGGATAAAAACCAAAATGACCCCTTGAAGCTTTAGACTATCAAAGGGCAAGGATTAAACCATGAGCATGAACCCTATCACACCCCCTAAGCTGCACACACGCGGCAATTATCACGAAATTCGCATAGGCTGCATGGTGTATGCTTACAGCTATGAGCTATTCATTGGACGCTGTAACCTATGCACTAAAGCACATACTATCTTACCTAACATTAGCCTAACCCAAGCAACACAGAAACACATCGCTAATTTTAAGCTGCGCCATAACCTAGAAGGGGGTAAGAAATGAGCCAATCTAATCTAATCTGCCCTACTACTGGAATCGTAATCTCCCAACAACATACCACTAAGCTAGCACTTTCACTTGTGTTTGCTTATACCCATCCACTGGCTGATACTAACCTAGCTCTTAATACATTCAAATCCGAAGCTATCTTAGAGAAAGCCAACCTACCACTAGCCGTAGGCGCACTATTCACCTTACTCAATGCTAAAGGAAGGCTGGTGCATGGTGATAACCTAGACACTGTAAGCATTGCAAATGCAGCAGTATGCAAACAGGCTAAACCTGCCCAAATCCTTAAAGCCTTAAAGCACCTAGCAAATAACTGGAACAGTGTAACCTTTTACCTAGACAAAGCTCCTAAGCTATCCCTTACCGCTGCAATTCCATGTGGTACAGAACAGGACGATAAATCCTTATACTTCAGTGATACCTTACTAGCTCTAGTCTATGCAATCACCCCTCCAGTTGAAGCTCCACTGCCTAAGCTAACAAAACAAACTGATTCCTTAGGCATCGAATCTATCACCTTTGAAGATGAAGATTTGCTAGCACTTAGCGCACGCTTAGAAGATGATACTGCTAAACAGGTAGCTCGTACTAGCGTGGACGACTTAGCAACTAAGCTGAAAACCTGCAACGCATTGATGCTACGCTATGGCATCACAACTAAGCTTCAGCGCACAAAAATCGCGGGATTTATCACTAGCGAAGCTATCCCTTCCAAAATCGCCGACTTCTTACAGCATGAGCTTATGGAATTTGCTAAGACTGCCGAACCCAATAAAGCCCGTAAGGCACTAGAAACACGCGCAATGTTAAATTATGGATTTGCTAAGCTACAGCAGCAATGGAATAGCTTTGAAGATGCACCCGTAACAGCAGCACCAACACCCACAACACCAGCAGCACCTAAGCTTACACTGAAAGAACGCCTAGCTGCCATCGCAGCTAAGAAGGGGAAATGATTATGAACAAGCCTAAGCTAACCTTAAAAGAGCGTCTAGCACAAATTGCAGCTAATAAAGCCAATAGAACTAAGGAAGCCAACCCCGTACAGGAAGCCGTAACCAATCTTCCACCTAGCGCTAAGCTAACCTTGAAAGAACGCCTTGCCGCCATAGCTTCACCACAACCACCAACACTACCCCCCATACCTTCCAAACTAACGCTAAACGCTAGCCAAATGCAAGCCGTGCGGCTTGCCTATGAAGGCAAATCATTCGTACTAACAGGGGCAGCTGGTACGGGTAAAACCCTAACCGTAACTACTATTGCCAAGCTATTCAGCGGTGAGGGTTATCCCCTAGACGACACAGGCGAATTGACCCGCGTAGCCTTGCCAGAGGTAGAGTTCCGCAATCCACTAGGCGGCGTAAACGACCAAACCGTCAAGCCAGCCATTGCGTTTGTAGCCTATACAAACCGCGCAGTAAACAACATGTACGGTAACCTATGCAAGAACACCCCAGAGTTACAATCCACGCTAGGGGGCAATTTCCTTACCATTCATAAGCTACTAGAGGTAGCTCCAGAATACTACTATGACGAAGCCACTGGCAAAGATAAAATGCGCTTTACCCCTCGCCGTGACGAATACAACAAACTCCCCTTAAAGCTTCTTATAATAGAGGAAGCCTCAATGGTAGATATCAACCTATGGAAAACCTTACGCAAGGCACTGCTAGACGATTGCCAAATCATCCTACTAGGCGACCTTAACCAGCTCCAACCCGTCTTCGGTGATTCTATACTTAATTATGGTAGGGTACAGCTCCAAACCGTAGAGCTAACCCATGTATATCGTCAAGCCTTAGACTCCCCTATTATCCGCCAAGCCCATAACCTACTAAAACACGGCACAATGGAATCTGATACTGACGACTTCCAAATTGTAACAGGTAAGTCTAACGCGCCTGTAGGAGCTGAACGCTTAGCTAAGGGGGTAGTCAACACTATCGCCCGCCTATATGATGCAGGAGACTACGACCCTTACTCCCACATTATCCTATCCCCTTATAACAAGGGGGACGCAGGAACCCTTACGCTAAACAAGCTAGTCGCTAACTTCTTAGATACCGCCCGTTACTCCAACGGTGATACTAACCCAGTATATGAAATCATATCAGGGTTCGAGAAAGCTTACTACGCTGTAGGCGATTCAGTGTATGACGCAACCTCCAAGCAACAAGGGCGTATCACAGCCATAACCCTAAACGGTGCTTACTACGGTTCCTCCCCACAGCCT